GGGCGGTGATGGGCCGCACGGAACGGAAGGAACTGAGATGAGAGAGATTACAATTCTTCCAGATGAGCAATATGGTGGGCATTGGATTGAAACAGATCGCGCCACTTATTATTTCTCACAGGGAACCACACTCGCTCAGGTGTTTGATATGATGGAGAACGAAGGGGATGATGAAAATGTGGGAAAATGTTAACGGTGAACTTATTTGGATTGACAAGGAAATGGGTTGGGAAGAATATGAACGACACAATTCTGTTGGCGATGATGCGGTTTGTTCTTGTGGTGACGTGCGGCGTCATGGCGATCGGCTTAGTGCGGGCGGGGTTGCTGTCGGTGTGGCTGGGGGTATGATTGCGGCTAAGGCTGTGTCTAGGGTTGGGAGTTGGTTGTTGTGGATGGCTGGGATTTTCACATTGATCATGATTTTTATGTGAGGGCATACTCTGATAGGCTTGAATCAAAGAAGTTTTTAGTTTCTCGGTACTCGACTTTAAACAAATATACGCGAATCTTTAAGATTCAGGGAACTAGATACAATGTGGCGATTACAAGGAGTCCCTCCTGTACATACAGTCACACACTTAGCGTCGCAGAGCACACACTTTATTATCAAGATGAAGTTTCCACGCCAGACATTGTGTGCATGGCTTTGACCGACGATGACTTTATCTTGGTTCCTGACGACATTGATTCACCAACACTATTTTAGATTCCCGGCTGGGCGGGTAATACCAGAACTGAACAGAACCGAAAGTAGCCATACGAAAGGAAAAGATCATGGCTGTTGTTTACTCCTCTCTCTCTGACGACTTCGCTGGCAAGAAGGCTTTCTTCACTGCTCAGAATTCTGCTGTTTCTTTCAAGGAACTGCGTGGCAAGAAGATTGAGATTAAGGACATTGTTATCACTGAGGATGACGTGGTTGACACGGATACTGGTGAGGTTGAGACTCGTCGGGCTATCACGGTGATTGACAAGGACGGAAACGCTTACGGTACTTCGTCTCAGACGGTTGTGGCGCAGATTCAGCGGCTTGTGGATATTCTGGGTGACGTTAAGTCGTGGCCGGAGCCGGTGGCTGTTGAGATTGGGTCTGCTAAGTCTGGTCGGGGTCGTGAGTACACGACGGTGACGCTGGCCTGACGGACGTTGTAGGATACTAGTTGCCCCCTGTCCCCTTAGGGGGCAGGGGGTGATTGGTTTGGTTAAGTCGCACTGGGGTAAGCATTATCGGTCTTTTAAGCGTGGTGCGAAGCATGTTCGGAATACTGCGGCTGATATTCGGGATTTTGTTGGTGGGCTTGATTTTAGTACTTTGCCGGATACCTTGTCTGAGGAACAGGGTAAGGTTAAGGTCAAGTCGGCTAAGGCGAGCGCGAAGGAGCAGCGTCGCTCTGATTTGGATAGGGCGCGTGATTTGTTGCAGGTTGAGCGCGATCGGGCTGTGCGTAAGATGTATAGGATGGCGACTAGTGATGATGGGGCGGATATTCGTGGGACGAAGTATGATCCTTTGGGTAAGTCGGCTGTTGGGAAGGTGACGTTGAAGAATGCGGCGAGGGAACTTGAGCGTCTTAGCGAGTTTAATAATTCTGATAGTGTTTGGTATTATAGTGACCGTAAAGGTAATCCCATTTCTGCTAAAGATGTTCGTCGCTATCGTGATGCTGTGCGTCGCTATAACGAGGATATTGACGCTTACGAACGTAGTGTAGCGGGAACTAAGTTGCCCTATATGGGCGACGTTACTGTTGGCGATTGGATTAGAGATTTTAGGCCATCTCGTTCTTATTTGCCTGGTGGCTCGCATTATGCGCTTGAGAGAATGAACCCTGATAAGCGCACCGTGAATTTCGAGTCCGCCGAAGCGATGCGCGAGAAAACGAATGTTGTTTTGGATAGTCTTAGTAAGGCGGCAAAGCAAGAGAAATTGACTGCGGCTAAACAACAGATTGCTGCAATGCTTGATGTTATTGGCGACCCGGAACTATTCGATATTCTTACTGACATTCCTGATGATGTTTTGTGGTTAATGTGGACTGTAAATGGCGATTTCGCTAACCAACTTTCACTTATGTACGAAGCGGCGAAAGAAGGTTATTTTGATCGACGGAGGGCGGGCTACGATCTTTGGTATGACGATGTAGAGGAAGCCGATTCTAGCATCAAATCTCTACTTAAAGAGATAAAGCAAGTTAAGATCAAACCGGAGGACGATTTTAGTGGTTCGCCAATCAACAAGCGCAAGTCCCGCAAGGGCCGGCGCTAGGCGTAGCCATAAGAAAATCCCTTCGTTTTGTGCTGATTTTGAGACGACTACGGTTGAGGATGATTGCCGTGTGTGGTCTTGGGGGATTATTCAGGTTGGAAAACTTCAGAATTATGTTGATGGAATTACACTTGACGGGTTTATGTCACATATTTCTGAACGCGCAGCACACATTTATTTCCACAACCTAGCATTCGATGGCACATTTATTTTAGATTGGCTACTGAAGCACGATTATAAATGGGTGAAAGAAAATCCGGGCGTCAAGGAATTTACTTCTTTGATTTCAAGGATGGGTAAGTATTATTCGATCACAGTTGTTTTTGAGACGGGCTATAGGGTTGAATTCAGAGATTCATTCAAGAAATTGCCAATGTCGGTCAGCGCAATCGCTAAAGCATTTAATTTGCATGACCAGAAACTTGAGATTGATTATGAAAAGTTTAGGCCAATAGGCTACATCCCCACAGAACAAGAAAAGCGATATCAGCGAAATGACGTAGCGATCGTTGCTCAAGCGCTCGAAGTTCAGTTTGAAGAGAAGATGACTAAACTAACGGCGGGCAGCGACTCACTTGCAACATATAAGAAGATGACTGGGAAACTGTTTATTCGACGATTCCCAATTCTTTCACCTGAAATTGACACTGAGATACGGAAAGCATATCGCGGGGGATTTACTTATGCCGATCCTAGATACTCAAAGAAATTGAATGGTGCAGGGAGCGTGTATGACGTTAATTCGCTGTATCCCTCGGTAATGCGAACGGCACTACTCCCCTACGGCGATCCGATCTACTCAGACGGCGCGCCAAGAACCAATCGCCCCCTCTACATTGCTTCAATTACGTTTACAGCAAAACTAAAACCTAATCATATTCCTTGCATTCAGATTAAAAAGAATCTTTCATTTAACCCAACACAATACCTAGAAGAAGTAAAAGAACCCACAACAGTGGTGGCAACAAACATTGATATTGAATTGTGGAAAAAGCATTACGATTTTAAAATCTATTCATGGAACGGAACGTTTGAATTTCGCGGATCACACGGATTTTTCGATAATTATGTTGACCATTTTATGGAAATTAAAAAGAACAGTACTGGCGGACTAAGGCAAATTGCTAAACTACATCTAAACAGTTTGTATGGAAAATTTGCAACCAATCCCGATATTACAGGGAAACACCCCACCTTGAAAGACAATCGCGTTTCGCTGGTAATGAATGAACCTGAAATGCGAGACCCTGTTTATACACCAATGGGCGTATTTATTACAGCGTACGCACGAAAGAAAACGATTAGCGCAGCGCAAGATAATTATGATACATTTGCATACGCCGATACAGATTCTCTACATCTTATCGGGCCTACCACTCCCCCGGACTCTCTATGGGTCGACCCTGTGGAACTGGGTGCCTGGAAGCATGAGAGTTGTTTCACAAAGTCGGTCTACATTCGAGCAAAGCAGTATGCGGAGGAAATTGATGGTAAACTTGATGTACACATTGCGGGCATGCCCCGCAACGTAGCCGCCACATTGACTTTAGATGACATGTTGCGCGGTGGCACTTGGAATGGTAAACTGATTCCTGTAAGGGTCCCCGGAGGCACGGTTCTTCGGGACACAACATTCACATTGAAGATTGATTAAGGTTGGTAATCATGGCACGCCCTGTTTCTACTCACAGCACTGTTAAGTTCCGTCTCCCTAAGTCCGTTCAGGCGGACCTGACTGAGGCTCACTGGCTTCTGCGCAAGGATGAGTCGGATATTGTCACTGAGGCTGTTATCGAGTATCTGGCGAAGAATGCTCCCAAGTCCGGCAAGTAATTTTCGACTAATTGCTGGGGAGCAACCTAATGAACTGGGCCCGGCTTAGTTGGGTAGCAGCCCTCGGGATTGCTTTCGGATGATTGGGTATTTATGGTAGGCTAGGAACGTAGGTTCCTAGCCTACCGTTTTAGGAGGAATTATGGCACTAAGTGATGCTGAGAAGAATGCGCTTAAGGGACTGAATCCCGACGGCTCCCCCATGAACGAGGAGCAGCGAAAGGCCAATAAGGCCAAGGTTGACGCCAAGAACGCTGAATCCATTAAACAGGATAAGGCTGAGCACGGCGGACGTTCGCTTACTGAGCGGCGCGTTGAAGGTGATCCGCAGCAATCTATGGATGATGCTCAGACACGGAACAAGGCGGCTAAGGACCTCACGCCACAGCAGCGCGAGGAATCGGGGATGTCTGGTAATGACGTCTTTGATCCGGGGGATAGTGACGGGGACAAGAAAGCCGTTTCCCCCGATGATGGAAACATGTTTGAAGGGGCCCCTAAGGACCCTGCGGATGTTGACCACTTCAAGGACACCAAGGCGGCGTGGAAGCATCTTACGGACGTGTTCGGGGAAAAGGTTTCTGCATTGCAGGCGGAACTTGAGAATCGCCTTGGTGAGCAATTAACACCCACGGACAGGGAGACAGGTAATCCGTTCGCTGGGGATGATGTTCCGGCGTCTAAGGAAATGACCTTGGATGACGTGAAACAGGCGGCGGAGAGCACGAAGGATGACGCCAAGGCGGTCCTCAAGGGTGTTGGTGACGTTGGGGGTGCTGCCGTTGAGTTGGGCGGAACTGCCGCTAAGGATGCTGGGAATGCTATAGTTGACGGTATGGGCATTGACCGAAAGGCTGCGGCTAGTACTGGAAAGACTCTCGCAGGACTTTCGGGATTGTTTTCTAGTAGTGATTCGGGAAACGATAAGGTTCCCGATTCCAATTGGAAACCTAAGTCGATTAGCGAACTATTTAAGGGGAATTGATTATGCCACAGTTGCGTGACGACACTTCAAACATTGACATTCTTAACGCTATTCGTAGCGATGCGCGATATGATTATCAGAACATGGTTCCTGAGGCCACTAAAGCGAACATTCAGGAAACTATTGCGGGAATCATGTCTGATAACATTACTCGCAACGAATTCATGTCATCGCTGGTTAACCGTATTGGTTCTACCATTGTGCGTGACATTTCGTGGAAGAACCCCCTTGCAGTCTTCAAGCAGGGCATGATGAACTTTGGTGACACTATCGAGGAAGTTCACCTTGACTTTATCAAGCCCACCATTTATGAGGAGCAGCGCGACTACCTTGAGCGTGACGTGTTTGGACAGGCCCCGCCGCCGTCCAAGAGCGCGTTCCACACGATTAACCGCAAGGAGAAGTTCAAGATCACGGTTAACCGCGACGTGCTTCGTCGGGCTTTCCTTTCGGATAATGGTCTCTCTGAGATGATTTCTCAGATTATGGCCGTGGCCGCTTCGTCTGACCAGTGGTCTGAGTTCCTTAGTATGACTAAGTTGTTTAAGACCTTTGATGATAAGTTCGGATTCTATCGGATGCAGATTTCTGATATGAATTCGTTTGAGCCGGATAAGGCTAAGGTTGACGCTGCACTTAAGGCGCTCAGGGTTGCTGCGAATAAGATGCAGTACCCGACTCCTGCATTTAACAGTGCCGCTGTGCACTCGTTCGCACGCCCTGAGGACCTAGTGCTTATTGCGACGCCTGAGTTTAAGGCGAACGTTGACGTGACGTCTCTGTCCGCCGCGTTTAACCGGAGCGACGCTGAGGCACCGTCTCACATCATCACGGTCCCGGGTGAGGCGCTGGGGATGGCTGATACGTCGGCTATTCTGACCAGTAAGCAGTTCTTCGTGATTAAGGATATTCTCCTTGAGAACCGGAGTATCTCTAACCCTGAGGGTCTGTATGATAATTTCTGGCTGCATCACTGGTCGGTCATGAGTGCTTCGCCGTTTACCCCGGCTATTGCGTTCGGCACTAAGCCGAACACGGTTGTGGTGACGCCTAAGGCTGAGACGAATGCGGAGATTAGCGCGCTGATTGTGACTAAGCCGGATGGTACTCAGTCAACGATCATGCCGCCCGCGGCGGTGCGTCAGGCCAGTATCCAGTGGAAGACGGCGCCCGCGAATAAGGGTTACGCAACTGACTGGTACCTCAAGAATGCTAAGTCTAAGGGCACCAAGATTTCTAATGATGGTGTTCTTACCATCGGACCGGATGAGCCTGAGGCTTTCCTTACGCTTGGTGTTAGTGTTGACACTAAGGGCGCGGACGGCAACAAGCCGCTGAATAAGGAGATTAGTATTCAGGTTAAGAAGTAGTCTCGAATAAATAGAACCGGGCGTCCACTAGGGCGCCCGGTTCTGCTATGCTTGGACTTGAAGGAGGATGATATGTCTGAAATTTATGCTATGCCACCTGAGACTCGGGCGGGTCTTTCATTTGATTATTCTGTGTGGTCTGCCGGCTCGGTTATTACGATGGTTAATGTGCCTTTCGATAACACGTATCGGGATATTGTTGACTGGAAATCGTATGGCCACACACCTTACGCTTATGTTAAGTCTTTTAATAACTTGCATAAGGTTGAGATTAGTCAGATGACTTATCTTGCGCAGGGTAAGCCGATTCGTATTCCTACGCCTTTCACTAAGGCGAATCAGTACAATTATGTGATGGTCGAAAACCCCGGACGCCCGGTTAACAACATTGGTTTTGAGGGCTATACGCCTAGCGTGTTTTTCTATTTTATCACCAGTATTGATTACATTGCACCGAACACAACTCAGTTGACGCTGCAACTCGATGTTTGGACAACCTATTACCAGCGCATTAACTTTGGTCGCAGTTATCTTGAGCGTGGGCACATGGGGATTGCGGCAACCGATTCTTTCGACAACTACGGAAAGAACTGGTTGACCCAGCCTGAGGGCCTGGACATGGGCTCCGAGCACCAAATTATCCGAACCTACCGGCGATTGCTGGCGGATGTTAATAATTATGATTATGTTGTGATTGTTACTTCTACAACAAAACTTGACGCTAATAATGGTTATGGTGACGAAAACAATCCCCGCGTATCTATGGCGACTTCCTCGCGAACTGAAGGAATCCCTAATGGTACCGAAATTTATGCGTGCACCGCAGGTAATTTTAAATCTGGTATGGAGGGGCTTCGTTATTACCCCTGGGTTGCGCAGGGAATTGGGTCAATCACCATTGTCCCTAAAGATGTTGTTGATTTAAATGCCGGCGACAAAGTTAAGGTTGGTGAGAAAACAGGACAAGGAACGTGGACATGGTTATCCGACAACAGTGTTTACATTAATCGTAATTATTCGTTGACTGATGCTAGTTTTAGGAATGAATTTCTTTCGTTACTTCCTAAGGAGTATCGGGAACTTAAGAAATTCGTGACATCACCATACTGTATTGTCGAGTTGACAACATATTCAGGGAATCCCGTTGAATTTCGCCCTGAGTCTATTCGTACCGCCGGAATCAACATTAATCAGTATGCCCATGTTGTGCCGCCTAATCCGTCTCTGTTTTTCACTATCCGGGACTACAACACAATCACTGAATCTGTGATTGTTGAGCGCCGTGCAGGCAAGGTGACTAACGAGTATGGTGAGGGCTGGGATATGTGTACCGGATACACGTCTCTCCCCACATTCTCGGCCGTCAACAATTCCTCGCTGAATGCACTTGCTTCGTCGGCACACACTGCGGCGGCTCAAGTGAATAACGCGAAGTGGCAGCAGCAGCGCGCTCAGCGTGCAGCGACGGCGGCGCGGGATGTGGCTAATGCTGGTATTGCTGCGACTCAGGCTGGGGCTGAGAATTCTATGTGGGGTAATTCTGCTATGGCCGATTCTCAGTCGCGTTATAATAATATGAGGGCTACTGTTCAGGCTACTCAGGGCGCCATGACGGCGCTTGGCGGTGTTATGGGGCTGAATGGTTCGGCGGCTGGTGCTGGTATTGGTCAGGCGGCTACGGCTGGCGTTAGCGCCATGATTAATAACTCTCAGGCACAGTCGACGGCGAATATTCAGAATCAGTTGGCTAGTGGTGCTTCACACATTTCTCAACAGCAACAGAGAACTGTGCGGGATACTAACTATGAATTGGCACAGTTCGCCGCTAACGGGGACTACGAGGCCGCCATTGCTTCGATTAACGGTCAACGTCAGGACATGCAGGTTATTCCTCCGTCGGTGGTCGGGCAGACGTCGGGCTACGTGTCTGCGATGGTCTCCAATGGACTTGTAATTGATGCTAGAATTAGGAGTGTTTCACCGGCTGCGATGCGTAGTATTGGTGATTTTTGGCTTAGGTATGGGTACTTGATGAATACTTGGATTAAGTTCCCGAAGACACTTAGCCTTATGACTGAATTTACATATTGGAAAATGGCTGAATGCTATTTGGTTGACACCACAATCCCCGAAGGATTCAAGGCCAGTGTGCGAGGAATTTTCGAAAAGGGTGTCACCGTATGGCGTTCCCCGCAGCGCATTGGAAACACAAACATTCGTAATAATCGGATTGACAAAACGGTTAGGGTGACCCTTAGTGAGTAAAAAGGATTATGTGCTTAACGGTATTTACAAGAAAATCATGGCGTCTCCCCCGTCCTCGTCCGAGGCGAGACAGGCGCAACTCGAACACATGTATAGGCGTCAGTTAATGGGCAAGTGCCTTTCCCGGTTTACTTGGGAGGGACTGCCTAATGGGATTGACCCACGTTTTATTGAAGCAACTATCTTCAATAATGGGTACTCCGTGTTTTATTTCGATAGTTTCTTTGAATTGTTTATGGCAATGCCCGCAACAATTTCGGGGCCACTGGACATTCAGGACAATCCAACTGGATACCGCGTAACCCGAAACGGTGTTTATTCTCGCGAGGTGAGTGCTTCAGATTCGGTGTGTATCTGGGGCAATCAGGTCCGAGAACCGGAAATCGACGTTGTGCTTTCGTATGCTGCGCGGCTTGCTCAGATTGACAGGACAATCGAAATTGATCTGTTGAATGAACGCAACCCGATGATTGTCGCGTGTTCGCAGGACCAGCGCCTTACCATCCAGAATCTCATCTCTAAGATTTACGATGGTGAGCCCGTTGTGTGGGGCACTGAGAATATGAGTATGGACAATCTCGCCAACACTATTGGCGTGTTTCCCCTTAACCAGAATGCTGGTACTGGCGCTGTTTCCTCGATCAAGCACATGGAGTCCAAGTCCAAGATTTGGGGAGAAGCGCTCACAATGCTCGGGATTATGAATGTCAATTCTGAAAAGCGTGAGCGCATGGTGGTTGAGGAAGCGGCCGCCAATTCAGGTCAGGTGCTTGCATCTCGTGAGTCGTTCATGAAGCCGCGGGAACTTGCATGTGAACAGATTAATGAGAAATTCGGACTGAATGTCTCGTGCTACTGGGCGGTTGACGACAATGCTGCACCCAACCTTAATGACTATCTTTCTAATTCCAATTTGACAACCTATGGGGGTGACGATGTCAGTAACAACGATAATGCTTCGTGACGTTGTTAAGTTAACCAATGACCACATTGGACTTGACGATTATCCGATTTTTGATGAGGCATATCGAAAGACTCTGAATGATCGAATCAAGAAGACTTATTGGCTTCAAGAAATTGCTCACGAGACTATCGACATCTTTATTTGGCGATTAAGCCTTAAGATGGAACTGATTATGCCCCGATATAATCGAATGTATCTGGCTGAACTGCAAAACACAGACCCGCTTGAAGGGAACCGCCACTACAGCAGGACCGGCCAGGATGGTACGTCCCAGAATTCTGGGATCAACCACCAGACGGGCAGTGGCAGTGGCACCAACAAGTCCAAAGGACGCACCGTGGGTTCAGACACGCCTCAGACACGGCTTGCGGGCGATGGGGACTATGCTACGAGTATCAGCGACGCGAGCACGTCAGGTGACACCACGTCTCGTAACGAGTCGGATAGCACGTCGTCTTCGACCAGCAACTACAACAACAATCAGCGGTCAGAGTCCTGGGGCTATTCGGGCTCCAAGGCTCGCGCTATCGCCGATTATCGCGGGACACTACTTAATGTGGATGACCTAGTTATTGCAGAACTGAGCGAACTTTTTATGGGGCTGTGGGACACTGATATGCCCCACACTCCCGGAGGACTAGTTAACGGTTTTACCTACGGCCTAGGATTTGGAGGATATTATGGCTACTGGTGACGACATTATTGGGTCAATTGACCAGGCATTGTGGCGCGTCCAGTCGCGATCGGTGAACAACATTACACCATTCACTTATCGGGACGGGCTGACGTATATTGATGTGCTTGAGCGAATTCGCTCTAGCGTTATTGACGTTATTGCGTTCACGAATTCCTTTGGTGAGGAACAGGATAAGATTATCGCCAAACTGAATGAGACGGTCACCAATTTCATTACTGAGGTTGAGAAGACACATTCAGGTTGGAATAAGGAACTTGACGCAAAGAAGACCGCACTTGAGTCACTAATCGAGGACTTCAAGCGGCGCCTTATTGACGCTGAATTCCGTGAGGTTGACGGCAACTACATTGAAGCACCACTTAAATCGCCTGCCGGTAAGCGGGTTACGCTCACGACCAAGGCGTGGGGAGACGCGCTAAAGGCCCAGAATTCCCAGTTCCAAACAGACATTCAGGGAAAGTTGGATCAACAGCGCAGAGATTTTGACAACCGTTTCCCGGCCTATTACACGAAGGCTGAGGCTAACGACATCTTTCTTGAGGACCCGAAACTCACGGAGGGCGTTGTCATTGGTTCGTCGAATGCCACGATTGAAGCGAGTCGCTGGACTGAGAGTCTTTGTAGGGAACTGGGGCTGAATCCGAATGTGTATGCGATTGGTGGAGGGGGTTTTACTTCCACTCTAGACAACAATTTCTCAACACAGTTGGATAACGCGATCCGGGGGATGACTGAGGAGAAACGTCGCAAGACTAAGTATTTTTTCGTGATTGATCTGCTGAATGACATTCGCGCCCAGAACACTGTCCAGACTAATGCGAAAAACTTTTTCGCTAAGGCTCGACAGAACTTTCCTAACGCGGACATTCGAGTGCTCCCCGTTGTCTTCAACGAAGCATCGCTGAATAATTATGTTCAGATGGCCCGCTCGTGCGTTAGCCGTACCTTTGAGGTTATGGAAGCAGGGCTCCGCTACGGCGCCGTCGTCTGTGAGGGCTCGCGCACATGGGCTCACATGGGCTCCGAGCAGGCCGCAGCATGGGACCAGGGCGCCGACAACGTTCATATGACCGCAGCGGGCTATAACCACATTAAGGACCTATTTAAGGTGTGGCTTAATGGTGGATCAAGTTGGTATAACCCTCCGTCGGCCCAGTTGCATCCTTTCTCAACTAGTGCCGTTGTTCACGACAACAACTATCTGGTGTGTGAGCGTGACGGAGATTGGGTGAACATTCAGGGTACCTTTAAGGTTGCTGGAAGCAGTGCTGGATATGACACTAAGTTAATGGGACTGCCTGGCTGGGCCCGTCCTTATGACGGTGTTATGTCCCCAATTATTGGGAATGACAGATCATACAAGTACATTTATGTTCCGAAAACTAATGGAATCTATGTTGGAGACATTCTCTCCGCTAACCAGACCTACCAGGTAAACATGACCTACAAGATTTGGTGAGTAGACAGGAGTAGCCTGCCCCGATAGAATTGGGGCAGGCTATTTCTGTTGGAGGAACTATGACATGGGACGCAACAGCCAAGAAGGTTGCAATTAAGGCTATTGGTCAGGTTGAGTCGTCCATGGACTATTCGGCGATCAACTACAATGACCCAATTACCGTCGGAATTGCGCAATGGTATGGCACTCGCGCCGCCGCAATTCTGAACCGTATGCGCGGTGCTCACGCGGCCGAGTATGGGCGAGTGGACGCGGGGTTTAGATCTCGGCTCGAGGCTGTTCCTGAGTCCGATTCGTCGTGGAACACCTACTATCTCTCGCGCGCTGTGGGGGACAGCCTTAAGCCACTGCTTAACGCGGGCAAGGACATTCAGGGCGACCAGATTGTCAAGGACCTTGAGAACTACTTCAGTGTTGCTAAGCAGTACAGCATTAATCCTGAGACTGATACTGACGCGTTTATTCTCTGGTGCGTTGCCTATCATCAGGGTCCTCGCTACGCCCTTCAAGCGGCCAGTAACTACTCTGGTGGTGGTCTTGAGGAAATGTATTCCGACATTATGTCTAACGGAGTACTCGGCCGCTATTCTAACCGTTACACCCAGGCTAAGAATATTATTGCCGGAAAAGACACTAGCGGAGTTGGCGAGGGGGGTATTTCAGGAAATACGCCCGGTAATGGTGGGAGTGTTGGCGACAACACTCAGACGGTCAACGTGTCTGGCGGGAAACTGATTATTAGTGCCGACGACAGTGGCATTCTTACGCTTCGTTCAAAGTTCGGCAACTATCAAATGTATTCCCGAGGCCACAATCTATGGGAAGTAAACCTCAAAGACATTCAGCAAACAATTGTCGGTCAGAATCCTGCCGCCAACGCTGGTGGGGGAGGTGGTGGAGGCGGCGGAACTCCCGCGCCCGGCGGCTCCGGCAAGGGCGCAGCGGCGCTGGCCTGGATAATGGCCCGATTGGGTAAATTTGCTTATTGTCAATGTCCTGGTAGGCAAGACCCTGACAATTCTGGTATCACGGATTGCAGTGGTTTAATGTATGCAGCCTATAAAGCAACTTCTAATACATTTGTTGGAACTTGGACGGGCGATCAATATTTTCGTGGGGCCGAACCGTTCCCTCGTCGTGGTGGGGCTATGACGGCCGCTGAGCGCGCCCAGTTGCGACCTGGGGACATGATCGTTATGGCGTGGAAATCCACGGGTAGTTACTACCCTGAGACGGATCATGTTGAAATGGTGGTAGACTCGAACACCCTTGTGGGGCACGGCGGAAATCCCCATTATGGTCCAGTAACTAAGTCTATTGATGTTCTCGCCGGCACTCGCTGGTGGACGGTAAGGCGTCACGAATGAAAAAGAAATTCTCCTATTATAGTTTCTCTAATGTGCTCTCATATGCGGGCGTGTTTAATATGATTATGGGCGCCCGCGGTCTTGGTAAGACCTACGGTGCCAAGAAAATCGTTATCAAGAATGCAATCAACAAGGGTCAACAATTCATTTATCTTCGCCGCTACAAGACGGAACTCAAGGGACGCAATAGTTTCTTTGCCGACATTCAACACGAATTTCCCAATGAGGAATTCCGTGTAGAAGGTCAGTATGCCCAGCGCAAGGTGGGTAAGAAATGGGAGACTATTGGCTACTTCATTCCTCTGTCTACAGCTCAGGCAAACAAGTCAATTGCATACCCGAATGTTTATACCATTATCTTTGATGAATTCATCATCGATAAGGGGTCGCTGCGCTATCTTCCCGATGAAGCTAAAGTCTTTATGGACTTTTATTCCACAGTAGACCGCTATCAAGATAGGGTGCGCTGTCTCATGCTTTCCAACGCTGTCAGCATTATGAACCCCTATTTCATTCGTTTTCACATTGAGCCCAAAGAAGGAATTAGCCGACACGCAGACGGATTTATCGTCACCGACTTCGTAAACAGCGAACAATTCCAGTCCGAAGTAGCACACACCCGCTTCGGATCATTCATCACGAACTATGCCGAGGACTATGCCGACTACTCCATCTCCAACAAATTCGCAGACAACTATGACGACTTTGTCATGAAAAAGACCGGAAAAGCCAAATACGCATTCTCCCTGCGCTGTCCCGACGGAGAGGTCTCCATATGGATCGACGGCGGCACATGGTTCGCCCAGCGCCGCCAGCCCCGCGGAGATAGGGTAAGATGGGCCTATAAGGTCTCGGACCTGAGGGAGGGTGAGCGGCTGCTCATGTACGGAGACAAAGTGCTCAGCATCATGCGCAGCACGTACCGCAAAGGACGCCTATTCTCCGACTCGCCCGAAACTAGAAACATGTTCGCTGAAATCTTTGTCCGATGATACACATTAATCCCACCACAATTGACGTTGCCCTAATTCTCGGCGTCATATCACTAATATCAATCATTGGGCGCTTCATCTATCGAGCCACGCGCTTTATGGACCACCTATCCGAAATGTTAAGCGCATGGGACGGAAAGAATGGAATGCCCAGCGTACTAGACCGGCTTGAAGATATTGAAGACAAGTTGAAAGACGTTCAGTATCACGTCAAGCCAAATCACGGTGGCTCAAGCGTAGACGCGCAAAACCGCCAACTCAAAGAAATCATTTCCTATCTCAAGGAGAAAAAACAATGAGTGAGCACGAGTCCCCCAAGCCCCCCTTCATTCCCGATGCATACCGTATGTGGATTTACACTGTATGCGTTGGCGTCCTCGTTTGTCTCGGTGTCTGGGGCATTCTTGATGGTGACAAGATTAGTGCCCTTAATTTCCTGTTCGCCGCATTCTTCGGAGTCGCAGCGTCTAACACGCCGCGAGGAAAGGCGTCCTAATGGTCACCCGCGCAAGCATTATCTCCGCCGCCCAGGAGGAAATCGGCTACAGCCGATGGGCCGACGACGAAGCGGGCACCAAGTATGGGCGCTGGTACGCACAGGTAACCGGCTCACCATACTTCGGTGCCTCAGGCGTTCCCTACTGCGATATGTTCGTGTCCTACATTCTCGCCAAGGCCGGCATCAACTGGGTAAGCGCCTACGTCCCCGGCCGCGAGAACCAGGCCCGCGAGCGCGGCGTCCTCATTAACAAATGGGACGTGCGCCCCGGCGACCTAGTCACCTTCGACTGGCAGGGAGACGGAGAGTCCGACCACATTGGAATCGCTACCAGCGCGCCCTACGGAACCAAGATTGACACCATTGAAGGAAACACTTCGTGGGGTTATTCCGGATCGCAGGGTAATGGTGGAGTAGTCACCAATAAGCAGCGCGATATGGATGACGTTGTATGGGGCATTCGCGTAGTCGACGACAACTCCGCCATTTCCAGTGGCGGCGACATTCGAGACATTCAGCGAATTCTCGGTGCTGTACAGGACAACATTCTCGGGACTGACACCGAGAAGCGAATGTGCGCCGTCATCAAGGCCAGCAACTGGGGCGGACGAGAGTTCCCCTGGGGCATCGCCTACACCCAGAGCGTCATCGGCACAGAGCCCGACGGTATCTGGGGCGACGCCAGCGAAGCCGCCCACGATCGCGTCATCGAGTCCCTACAGGCCACACTCGGCGTCGACGTCGACGGTGTATGGGGCCCCGAGACCTGGGCCGCCTGGGAGCGACTAGCCCGCACCGCAGAACGCCCATAATAAACAGTTAACCCCCGGAAGGAACCAACCACTTCCGGGGGTTAACTATGTCCTCACATATCAAGTGCTGTCAAATCAACTCCAATCGACTCAAGGCAATCATAATAGAATTTGCGGCATTTCTCTGCGCCGTTGTGTCCGAACCGCTTAATCGTGTTTTGTCCTGTCAATTTGTCTGAAAACACTACGCGATTATCGGGCCAGCCATAAACGTCAAGACGATAATCATCACCATCAATCAGGATGCGATCACACCTAACCGCGATAACGTACCCTGGAAGTTGATCTACCAGATTAATTTTCTTAGCAAATTCCCTGAAGTGATACATTAAAGCGCTCCCATGCTTTCCAGACCCAATTCGTAAAGGGCGAGATTTCTTTGTTCCAATGAGTCATAGTAATTAATAACACCACTCTGTGTCTCGAAAGGATTCCACATTTCCATGCAATAGTCATTAATCAAGCGAAACGCTGTGTAACCACAATAAAGAATGTTGCTACCACCCTGCGTGTAACACTCTCTCATCCCATAACAACGCAACTTTCTTTTAATCGTCTGCGTCAACATCGTCGTTCAACTCTGCCGACCACTTCACCATCGCCGCGGCAATCTCCGACGACTCCCCAGCATCAGTTCCCTTCAAATACCAACGAGAGTCACCCGTGCGCTCAAGAATTATCTGACTCACTTGAATTCCTGTCTGTCATATTAATGAAATTGGAGATTGATGAAATTGCAACATCAAATTTCGGTGCTTGTCACCAGTGAAAAGCGTTGCGCCTTATAGATCACAACCCATGCAGTAAACGGTGAGATAGTTCGAGCATTAAATAGCAGATTGTCCGTCTTAACTAAAACATCGTTGCCCTCACAAGCGTATTCGACAATTTATTGCAGAAAAATCTTCATTGATTCAACTATAGATGCCATTTTCTATTCCCGTCTTACTCAAAATTATATTATAAATCGAAATTATGTGATATTCCTTCGATCCATTCTTCCAATAATGAATATGCTTAGTGTCAGAATAATAGGCAATATGATAGCCCTTCATTAGGACATTAGTAATAAAATTAGAAACTTTCCAATAAGTGAGGGCAACAAAATCGTCACCCTCACCATGATGCGACCTACGCCTCACAACCGATCACCAAACCAAGCCAACAACTCCCATTGCGAAGAAAACCTCCAAGACTCCCCTCCACGAATAACACGCCAACTACGAACACTAGTCCGAATCACCAAGTACTCCTCCCCACCATAAGAAAGCACACCCTTACTTCCGTGCCTCCAAGTCCGAACACTATATCCCGCCGCCTCATACGCACGTCCCGCACCCTTGCCAAGAAGAATTTCAAACTCGCTCATCTCAGTTCCTTTCGCGTCAATTAGTTGTGATGGAGCAATCAATTCTTTGAAGTAAATCTCAAGTCGTTGATTGAATGACTCCTTGCCGTCCT